GACCGAAACAGCAGTCGGCCGCCATTCGCCCCGCTCCAGCATCTGGGTTTTGTGATGCTCTGCGACGGGCTTTTCGCAGCCCTCGCAATGATATGCTGCGGTTTCGGGCTGGCCTTTGTCCCAGCGCAACCGGTCAAACTGCAGCCATTGCATCACCCCGCAATGCGGGCAGGGCACGAAATACCGGCGCTGATCGTTGGCCTCGAATTCCCGTTCGATCCGGCTCAGACCCCGGATTGTCGGGGTCGAGACCATGAACACCTTTCGGCGGTGCGAGAAGGTCGTGGTCCTCGCTTCGGCCAGCGTGACCGGATCACCTTCCTCGTCAGCCGAAGCCGGATAGGCGTCAACCTCGTCCAGAAAAATGTAGCATGCAGGCATCGACCGCAGGCCGGTGGCGCTGTTCGCACCGGTCAGTACCAGGATGCCGCCCGGGAATTCCTTGGAAAGCATCGAATTGCCCGCGTCGCGCGACCGGGCCGGGTTCACACGTTCCCGCAGGGCCGGGCTGTCCGCGATCAACGGGTCCAGCCGCCCACGCGAGGTGCGTTTGGCCATCTCGACGGTCGGCAGCACCGCCAGCATCGGCCCCGGCGCATGGTGGATCACGAAGCCGATCCAGTTGTTTCCGGCTTCCGTCGCCCCGACTTGTGCGGCCTTCATGAATGAGATGCGCTGCGCCGGGTGGCGGGGCGACAGCGCATCCATGATCTCGCGCAGATATGGCGTGCGCGCCGTCCGGTAACGCCCGGGTTCTGCAGACGCCCGCGACGACAGCCACCGATGCTGGTCCGCCCATTCTGACACCGTCAGATTCGGATCAGGCCGAATGCCGCGACGCCAGGTGCGCAGAATGTCTTCCGCCCCGTCAAAGCCGAGGTCGAGATCGGCGGTCAGATCGTTGTCATCACCCCAGGGAGACTCGGAAGTCTGCGAGGGCTGCGAGCTGTTCTCTGACATGGGTTTCCAGCACCCTTTGCAGGATCGCGGCCTCGATCATCACCGGTTTGTTGGTCTGTTTCTCCACCTCCGCTGCCACTTCGGCCGCCATCAGCGCCGCCACCCGGGCGGGCCATGTCACCCAGACATCCCGTTCCTGCCGCGCCAGGCGGAACACCAGCGCCTCCGCCCGTGCCCGGTCGACCAGCGTGCCCTTCTTCTTCTGGATCGCCAGCTGGCGTTCCTGCACTTGGTAGACGGTCAGCGCCGTGCGGGCCTTCAGATAGGATGAACTGTCGGCGGGGCCGGAAAAGCCACTATCGCTGCCACCCGTGCTGCGTCGCTGCTGGTCCGGGTCAGTCATCTCTGACCGGCGCGCATCTGACGCGGCAGCATTGATTGTCCCATCGCCAAAAACCACCAGCCGCCCGGCCTTGCGGGCCTTCTGGATCGCCCCGCGCGACAGCCCGGAATGGCTGGAGTATTCCCGCTCGCTCATCCCGCTCATTCGGCCCGACACCTCGCCTAAAGCAATGAAATTGCTTGTTATTCAGTTGATTACACTCCGGACAAGAGCGATTCTGGTTGCAGGAAAACGATGCAACTCACCCCCGGAGATGAAGCCATGACCACCCGCCGCGCCGCAGCCACCAACGACAAAGCCCTCGAGTCCTTCCTCGCCACAAAACGCCGGATCGACGACATGCTGGCGCACATCCAGACCCTCAGCGATGACCATTTCAACACCGATCCGGACGCGATCCACTGGGGCGATGTTGGCACGCTGAACCACTATTCCAGCCTGCTGCGCCAGATCACTGACAGCGCCTTCAGCGAGGGTGAATTCGCCAAGTGACAAGGAACCGCCCCGACCAAGCCCCGCGATGGCGGGGCTTGCTTGCGTAGAAGGCGCCGCATCCCGCGCGCCTTATCAAGGAGATGCCGATGTCCTACCAAACTCTGCTGCACGAACTGGCGCCCGACTTGAACCCCGCCGGGATCGAGGCGTCGATGCGCCTGCACTACGGTACTTTGAACCACCTGCCGCGCGAAACCTTCGTGACCGAGGCAAAGCTCGCCGCCGATCTGGAAGGCCAGTCTCCGGGCATCCTGCGCAAGATCGCCGAAAGCATGGGGATGGCCGACGACTTCGCCAAATGGGAGGCCAGCCATGCCGCTTGATCCCGCCCAGCGCCACCAGATCGAACAGAACGCTATCACCGCTGCATGGGAGGCCGAACGCATCGCCGCCTGCGACGATGCCATCGCCCTGCTGCGCGAAATCGCCCATCTGGAGCGCGATGACGATGGCGATGTGATCCTTCGGGCCGACGCCAATGGCCACAACGACCTTTTGTCCCGCATCGCCAGCTTCCTTGCCACACACGACCAATAGGGGAACGCCATGACCAAACTCACCGAAACCCAGACCATCATCCTGACTGCCGGTGCCCAGCGCCCCGACAACATCGCCCTGCCGCTGCCGAAGGGGCTGGCAGGTGCGGCGGCCAAAATGGCGGTGACCAAGATGATTGATCGCGGCTGGCTGCACGAGGTCGACGCCAACCTGCGCCGGGGCGAACCGCTCTGGCGCGAAACCGGCGACGGCCATGGAACCACGCTGGTGGTCACCGACGCGGGTCTGCTGGCCATCGGCATCGAGCCGGTGGCAGCCAAGACCGAGGCCGCAATTCACGAAAACGCCGCCGATACGCCGGTCACCAAGTTCTCCACGCCGCGCGCCGGGACCAAGCAGGCGAATCTGATCACCCTGCTTCAGGCGCCCGATGGTGCCACGATGGACGAGATCGTCGCCGCAACGGGATGGTTGAGCCATTATGCCGATGTCCGGATTATGCCGATGTAGGGCTATAAATCGTTGTTTCTGGTGGGGCTCTCTGTGGTGGTGTCGGCATAATCAGAGGGCTTCGAGGAAGGCGAGGAGTTTGTCGGTTGGCCTGAATCGGCCGGGTTTTGTCGCGATCGGGGCTGTCCTCTCCAATGCGCGTTCTTTGATTTGCAGATCCGCGTGCAAGTAGATTTGCGTTGTTTCGATCTGTTCGTGGCCGAGCCAGAGCGCGATCACGGATGTATCGATGCCGGCCTGCAGCAATCGCATCGCGGCCGAGTGGCGCAGGACATGCATGGTCACGGACTTTTGCGCCAGCGACGGACAGGCGTCGGTGGCTTTCTGGACATACTTGGCAAGCCTGTGCTCGAGAGCATCGCGGCTGAGGGCGCGGCCGGTCTGCGTGGTGAACAGCGGGGCAGCGGGCTGGCCGGCGCGCTCGGCAATCCAGACGCGCAGATGGGCGATGGTGCCCGAGGTCAGTGGCGTGATCCGCTGCTTTCGCCCCTTGCCGTGGCAACTTACATGCGCTCCAGAGCCGAGATGGACATCGCGACAGCACAGGCCGATCAGTTCAGAGGCGCGAAGCCCCGTCTGTACCGCAAGGGCGAACAGCGCCGTGTCGCGCCGCCCGGTCCAGGTCATTCGATCCGGGGCGGCGAGAAGGGCCCCCAATTCCGCATCTGCCAGCCAGGTCACCAGCCGCCGATCAAAGCGTTTCGGCGGGATCGCCAGAACCCGTTCGATGGTGGCGGCATGTTCAGGATGGCGCAGGGCGGCATAGCGGAACAGGGAGCGGATCGCGGCAAGTCGGACATTGCGGGTCCGCACACCGTTTTTCCTGTAGCCCTCCAGATGGTCGAGGAAGGCCCCGATGATTGGCGCATCGAGATCGTCGATACCGAGTTTGCCCGGTGCCTTGCCATGTCGCTCCGAAGCAAAGACCAGGAGCAGCCGCAGGGTGTCGCGATAGGATTGAACCGTATTTGGGCTGACCTGACGCTGGCGGATGAGGCGGTCGGTGAAGAACGCCTGCAGGGTTGTGGCGAGCGTGCTCATGCGCCACCCGCCAAGTGGCGTTCGAGCCTTTCGCCCGCCAGGCCCAGCAATTCGGGCGCGGCCGACAGGTACCAGTATGTGGAGCCGGGATCGGCATGACCAAGGTAGGTCGACAGGATCGCGAGCCGGGAGCCGGGGTCGCCCGCCCGGTAATCGTCGACGATGGTGCTGACGGCGAAGCTGTGCCGCAGATCATGGATCCGGGGTCGGCATGCCGCCGAGCGTGGTGCAATGCCGCAATGGTGCAAGAGCTTGTGGAAGATCGGCTGCACGGTTCCGTATCGCAGCCGTTTGCCCCGCGAACTGATCAGAAGGGGCGGCATGCCCGCAGGTCGGGGTCCATCGTCGCGGCACAGGTAGTCGTCCAGCGCTGCGACGGTACTTGGATGCAGCGGCAAGACACGCGCCTTGTCGAACTTGCCGTGCCGGATCGTCAGCATGCCGATGCCCGCGTCGAAGTCGTCGCGGTCGAGACTGATCGCCTCGCCGATCCGCATGCCGGTCGCCGCCAAGAGACCGATCAAGGTCCGATACGTCGCCTGCACATGCGATCCGCGTAGGATCGTGGTGGCGTGCATCAGCGCCGCAATCTCCTGCGGCGTATAGAGATACGGCGTCGCGCGTCGCGCTTGTGCGGGCAGCAGATCGGCAGGCGGCACCTCGGTTCTTGGGTCAAGTGTTTGCAGGTGCCGGGCAAAGAGGCGAACTTCGGCCAGACGTCTGGAAGTCCAGATCGCGGCGGCACCAGATGGGAGGGTCGCCCAGGTCAGCGCCGTCTCGGTCCGGATATGCGTCTCGCCGCGTTCGCCCGCAAAGGCGGTGAACTGGCCAAGAAGCCGCTCGGCCTTGTCCATCTTGTAGCCGAGGGCGCGGCGCATGGTCAGATAGTCGGCAAGGGTATTGCGCAGGTGGCTCATAGCACGCCCTCCGGCCAGGGGCGTGCGATCAGGCGCAGGGTGTCGCGGTCGACCTTGGCATAGATCGCCGTGGTCTCGGTGCGGCGGTGACGCAAGATTTGACCGATTTCCGGCAAGGAGGCACCGGCCCGCAACAACTCCGTTGCCGCGGTGTGACGCAGGCGATGGGCGTGGACGCGTCCCAAGCCCGCGCGCCGGGCTGCATCCGCTACGATGCCGCTCACACGGGCGGCCCCAACTGCATGATGGGGCGCAAAATGCCGGACGAATACGGTCCGGCCCAAGGCGTCCGCAGGCCGGGCGTGGCGCAGATATTCTGCCAGTCGGCGGCCAACATCCGGCGGAAGAGGAAGCCGCTCATGACAATTGCCCTTGCCGCGCACGCGGATCGTGCCCGCGCGCCAGTCGATGTCGTCGAGCCCGAGCTTAGCTACCTCGTCACGCCGCAGGCCGAGGCGGACGAGCAGGGTCAGAATGGCCAGATCGCGGCTGCCAACAACCGTGCCGGCATCGCAGGCCGCAAGAAGGCGCCGCACCTGATCGGGTTCAAGCCCCTTGGGCAACCCGGCCAGCCGGCGGCGCAAGACCGTCGGCACGGCCGAGATGAGCGAGCGTTCCGTCACGCCCTGCACATGCAGAAAGCCGAGGAACGACCGCAGCGCCGTGATCGTCAGCTTCGCCACCCCGCCATTCAGACGCGGGCAAAACTCCACCACGAAGGAGGTGACGTCAGCTGGGGTCAGGCTCCCGAGGTCAAGACCATTGGCTGACAGCCTGCGGTCCAGAAACGGGCGCAGGCAATCGAAGTACCGAAGGGTCGTCACCGGGACCAACCCACGTTCCGCGGTCAGAAACTGCTGATACCGGTCAAGGGCTTCCGCGACAGGGCCGTCCACCACCGGGGCTTCGGCAACTGGCACCAGCCCCAGCCCGCGCAAATGGTCAAGAATGGGGCTAAGTGCCTTGCGCGTCTTCAGCTTGCGTACGCCAGCGGCACGACGGTCTGCCATGAACCGATCAACCTGAGCCATGGACAAGTCGTCCAACGCGAGCTGCTGGGCCTGCAACCAGCCGGTCAGGTCGTTGAGCAGCTTGCGTTGCTTCCAGATCGTGCCGGGCCTGTACCCCTGCCGACGCAAATCCTCCTCGAGTCCTTTCGAAAGGACCGTGACAGGGTTCTTACCTCGTCTCTTCTTCTGATCGATCAACATGATATCTCCTCGTTTCGATGTGAACGAGAAAACCTTACCAGCCATCAGCTTCGAGGATTATGCCGACCCCTTTACACCGATCCCAAACAGAAACAACAACTTGCAGACCTACATCGGCATAATCCGGACATCGGCATAATGCGACTGCCAGTCGGTCGCGGTCATGATCTCGTCGATGGTCGCGCCGTCCGGCGCGCGCAGCATGGCGATCAGCGTGGCCTGCTTGGTCCGCTCGCGCGGCGTGCGCGCCTTGGGCGCGGCGTCGGGTTCGGCGGGGGTGTCGGGCGCGGCTTCCTCTGTCGGCGCGTCCGGCGCGCTCATGGGCGCGGTGTGCGTGTCCTCGGGCTCGATGCGGATGGCGGCGAGGCCTGCGTCGGTGGCGACCAGTGTGGTGCCGTGTCCGTCGCCGGTTTCGCGCCACATGGGTTCGCCCTTTCGCAGGTCGGCGTCGACCTCCTGCAGGAGGCCCTTGGCGATCATCGCGCCGACCACCTTGGCGGCGGCACCGCCGCGCAGGCTCTCGGGCAGCGGCAGGGCGATGCGCTCGGGCCGCTGGGCGGCGGCGCTCAGGATCAGGGCTTGGGTGTCGGAAAGTTGGGTCATCGTCGTCTCCGTGTCGGGGCGCGCGGGATGCGAGCCCTTCTACGAGGCCAAGCCCCGCAGGGCGGGGCTGGCGCGATGGCTGGCTGGTTTACTCGGCGTGTTCTCCCTCGCCGAAAAGGAAATCGGTGATCTTCTGGAGGTCGCTGGCGACGCCGCCAATCGATCCGACGCTGCCCCAATTGACCGCTTCCGGATCGAAGTTGAAATGGTCGTCGCTGAGCGCCTGAAGTCGGGCGAGCATCGCGTCGATCTCGGCCTTCTTGGCGATGAAGGCATCGAGGGCTTTCGTGTTGTCCTGTGCGCGGCGGGTCATTTTGGTGGCTCCTAAGTGAGTTGCATCGTCTTTCTGAAGGGACGTTCGCTCTGTCCGGGATGCTTATCAACGAGATAAGCGCATGATCTTGAATGATAATCGGAGCGGCCAATGCAGGGCATGAGCGAGCGCCAATACGCCGCGCATGTCGGGCTGTCGCGGGGCGCGATCCAGAAGGCGAAGACCGCCGAGCGGCTTGTGCTGTTCGCCGACGGCAGCATCAACGCGGCCGCCAGCGATGTACGCCGGACGGAAACGACCGATCCGTCGAAGGCCAGGAAGCCACCTGAGCCGAAGTTGAAGCCGGTGCCCGAGGCGGCCGTTGCTGCTGTCGGCGATACGCTGCGTGAACAGGGTCTGGCGGTGCCCGCGGTTGGCGGCGGCACGACCTATCTGCAGGCGAAGACCGCCAACGAGGTGCTGAAGGCACAGGAGCGGCGGATCCGCCTGCAAAAGCTGAAGGGGGAG